CAGACCGCTCAAATTGAAGAACAGATCAGCGCAATGTCTCGAGCGTCTGGCATCGCTGATACTGAATATCGCAAGTCACTTGAAGCACTTGTGCGCGGTACTAAGGACGTTGACTTGGCCATGAAAGACATGAACCTTGTCATGGACATCAGCACAGCCTTGCAAGCAGACAGCACCACCGTCGCCGATGCACTTGCAAAGGCATACCAGGGCAACTTTAAGGCGCTGCGATCATTAAGCCCAGAAATGGCAACAATGATCAAAGAAGGCGCAACCCTTGAGCAAGTCATGGACGTGCTCGGTGGTACCTTTGGTGGCGCGGTAGCAAAAAACGCTGAAACCGCTGCAGGAAAAATGGCAATCTTTAAGAACTCAATTGCCGAAACTAAAGAAGGGATTGGCGCGGCGTTTTTGCCTGTGCTTGAAGAAGTTTTGCCGTACATGCAAAGGTTTGCGGATTGGGCACAAAACAATCCACAAGTGTTTACTCGAATTGCTATGACGATCGGTGCGATCGCCGCCGCCGTAGTTGCGTTAAACATTGCTTTAGCAACTAACCCGTTTATTTTGGCAACCGCTGCGGTAATCGGATTGGCTGTTGCGTTTAACAAACTTGTAGACGCCATGAGCGCAATTAACAGCATCGGCGGTCTTGCAGCAAGAATACTTGGCGGACTAGCCATGCCAATCGTTGGCAACGTGGCAAACATTCTTGAAGGATTGCCAAACTTGTCAAACCTTATTCCTGGTGGTACCGAGCCAACACGCCCAGCACCGGGTCGCGCAAGCATTCCGCGCATGGCCGAAGGTGGAATCGTCAGCTCCCCCACTCTTGCCCTCATCGGCGAAGCAGGCCCAGAAGCAGTAGTGCCATTAGACCGCCTAAATACGGGCGGGGGAGTGACCATCAACGTCACAGGCGGGCTTGCCACAAGCGCCGAGATCGGTGAGTCGGTCGTTAACGCTTTGCGCGCCTATTCGCGTAGCGCTGGGCCGTTGCAGTTACAGGTGGCGTGATGCCAGGCGTAGCCGTTGTTGATTCGGGCAACTATGACCTGCAAATTGCTACAGGATTTATTGTTGACGCATTTACGCTTGACGATTCTTTAAAAGGCGTTCTAGACAATACCGAATACGTGCTTGACGGCACTACCGAGTTCGCCAATGTGATGGATTCGACTGTCAGTATCAATGTGCGGCGCGGTCGCCGTGACGTAGGCGATCAATTCCGCGCTGGCACAATGACATTTACCATTCAAGATGTGGACGGCATTTTCAACCCGTTTGACCAAAACAGCCCGTACTACGACACCGCTGAATCTAAGCCTGGGCTTGCCCCAATGCGCGAAGTCAAACTAATTCGATACAGCTCTACCGATGTCCCAGAATTGATCTTTTCGGGTTACGTCGTGAACTATGACTACAACTTTGCGCTTGGCGGTCTTGACACCGTGACGGTGTATTGCGCTGACCAGTTCTACCTGCTTGCACAAACCTACCTAGACGCCTACAACCCAAGCGCTGAACTATCTGGCGCTCGAATCAACAGCGTCCTTAGTTTGCCAGAAGTTGACTTTCCAGTAGGCGCTCGAAGCATCGCTACGGGAACGGTCAGCCTTGGCCATGACAGCGCATACAACGTGCCAGCAGGAACAAACGTGCTGCAATACATAACACAAATAAACGAAACTGCCGAGTTTGGGCGTGTGTTTATGTCAAGAGACGGGGTGTTCACGTTCCAAAACCGCATTGGCGCTACTTTGAGCGCGCCTGTTGCAGAGTTTACGGATGACGGCACAAAGTACAAATACGATGGCGTGGGCATCAGTTTTGAGGCTGATTCGGTTATCAACCGCGCGGTCGTAACAAACCTTAACGGCACCACAGCAACAGCAACCGATGCTGGTTCCATTGCTGAATACTTCATACAAACAACAAGCATCACGAACAGCCTTTTGGATGATGCAGGAGCGATCACGACTGCAGCGTCTTACTTGCTTAACCCAGAACCCGAACCGCGTTACACGTCGGTGGCAACCAAATACTTAATGCTGACTACAGCTCAAAAAGACACGCTGGCGACCGTAGATATTGGCGATACGATCAGCGTAGAAAAGACGTTCCCTAGCGGTGCCGGTGTAACTCAACTATCGCAAGAGCTATCTGTTGAGGGCATTGAGCATCGGCTGGATTTCAGCACAGGCCACAGCATCCTTTACAGCACCGCGCCGACAACGATCGTATTTGAGTTGATTTTGGACGACGCCGTGTATGGCACACTTGACGAAGAGAATGTTTTAGGATAAGGAGAACTATGGCTACCCCAACCGCACTTCCAGCCACGTTTGTCGCAGGACAAGTTTTAACGGCTGCACAACAGAACGCTTTGCGCGGCGCGTTTCGAGTCTTGCAAGTTGTCAGCACCGTAAAATCAAACCAATTCACGACAACCAGCACGACATTCACCGACATCACAGGATTAACTGCAACAATCACGCCATCATCAACAAGTAGCAAAATCTTGATTTTTGCAATGGTGAACATTTCATCATCGTTATCATCTGGTGATTCAGTATCGGTGAGATTGAATGGCGGTAATTCATCAACTTTTGTTGGCGATGCTGCATCAAGCCAAGTTCGTGCGGCATTGTTTAGCAATAACCGTACGGACTGGGGCGTTACTCATTCCATCTTGCCTGGAACAATTATTTACCTAGATAGTCCAGCAACCACATCGGCAACCACATATGCGGTGCAAGGTCGAGCGAACACTCAAGGTACTTTTGCTTGTAACTTTTCAGGAAACAACAACGGAACAGCAACATTTAGCACCGTGCCGTCAAGCATTACCGTCATGGAGATCAGCGCATGAGCACCAATTATTATTTGGTATTAAGCACCAATTATGCAGACAAACAATGGTCGCTTGATGGTGACACTTATGACGGCCTTGACTGGTTGGACGAGTCACCAAAACCGACACAAGCCGAACTAGACGCACAATGGTCAGCTGTTGATTACCAGAACCAATATGACGCGGTAAGCCAAACACGCCACAACGAATACATCGCCAAAAGCGACCCAATCTTTTTTGAGTGGCAACGTGGCACAAAAACCCAAGCCGACTGGGACGCTGCAGTCCAAGCCATAAAAGACGCAAACCCATACCCACCAGCACCAACTAAGAAAAAGTAGTGCGTTGGCGTTACCTCATCGGCTACGCCGCGTTATTGGCGGTCGTTGTGTGGGGATGCTCAGGGTGTAGTTATGACGGCTCATATCGCTACCCATGCCAAGACCCATCAAATTGGGAAAAACCAGAATGTCAACCACCAATCTGCAACCCATCTGGAACGTGCACAAGAGATTTGATTTATGAAACCACGCCTTAAGCCTGAAGAACTTCACGCTCGACTAATCGTTGTTGTCGGCATCATCCTTGCCAGCGTGTTTGCAATCACCGTGCTTGGATTTGTCTGGTCACTTATGTTTGTCACACAGCCGATCGGGAATCAATCGCCCAATGACGCCGCATTCATAGACTTGCTATCAACCCTGACCGTCTTTATGACCGGCACGTTGTCGGGCTTAGTGGCTTCAAACGGGCTAAAGTCAAAAGCGAAAGAAGGAGCCAAAGATGTTGAAGCCTAAAGACCAAGCCCTACTCGCCTCATACGGTCGCTCAATGCTCGCCGCCGTTGTTGCGCTCGTAGTAACAGGCAACACCGACCAGTCCGCATTGTTAGCAGCTGCAATCGGCGCGGTCTGCCCAACAGCATTGCGCTACTTCAATCCTAAAGACATGAAGTTTGGTCGTGGCAGTAGCCAAGGCTAAGGCTGGCGTGCCAAACGCACGCGACTACATAGGCAACGCTGACGGTGCATCACCAGCACCACGTGCCGGCATGGATGAGTGGATTCGACAAGCAATCGCTGCATCAAATGGTGCGCTCTGGAACAACGGCTCTTGGGGTCAACGTGACATGCGCGGTAAGCCAGGCTCATTGTCTGTGCACGCAACTGGCAGAGCTGTTGATCTTTCGTACCGCAAATCCGAAAAACACCCAAAAGCAGGACGCAAAGAAGCGTTGGTTTTTATTGACAAACTAGTTGCAAACGCCAACGATCTTGGCTTGCAATGTATTTTGGATTACTTTCCCAAAGAGCATGGTCGCGCATGGCGTTGCGATCGTTACGCATGGCTCAAATATGACAAGCCAACAATCCACGGCGCACCAGGTGGCGACTGGTTCCACATCGAGATAACACCACAAGCCGCCGACTCGGTGATCTGGGTAAAAGCCGCATTTCTAAAGGTGTTCGGGGAAATCCCACCCAAGGCTTGATCTATGTTCTAGGGTCGGAGTACCGACAAAAGGACAGGCAATGACTGACCCCCAGATATTTGATTACAGCGTCTATACAGGAGTGATGGACAACGGCCAAGAAATCTTGGTGCAGATATTTACCAGCCCAGAGTCGGGCAAGTTCCTACTGGGACAAATCGCATTTAGAACGCTCACCTCAAGTT